TTTCCTTATGTGTTTAAGGGGACCATCCCCCAGCGAACAAGATAACGCCCTTGTTCAACAGGCGAATAAACTTTATCGTCCAGTGCCTAACATAACCAACTGTCGAGCTATGGGGTCATTGGTTGTCACACCCTTGTCCTGAATCTCACTGTCGAATATGTCATCACTGTTTTTCTCTTTGATCAACTGAGCTTGATTGTCACCACNANNTAACCAATCTGATGTATTATCCTGAGGCTCGGCTACTGCGGCACCTATCTTAGCCAAATAGTCGTGAGTCTGATCCGGTGGTGTGATGAGCTTGATAACCTCTGCATCAATGATACCTTGGATGACGGGATTGGCTCCTGCCAACTTTTGTGCTGTTTCAAGGAGGGCCATCTTAAATTGTAGATCTTTATCTTCATAATCCGTATTGTATTGAATATCACCTACCCATCTACAATTCATAAACTGTGCGGCTAGGCGTAGAATATCNGTCTCAGCTGTTTCCATCCTGCGAGCCCTTTGACTGGCCTTGCGATGTAATGCTCTGCGTTCTTCAATGATTGATATACCACTTGATACTCCAGCTGACTGCATACGAGTGCTTCGCATTGCCCCACGACCCAACAATCCATCTAATCTGTCAATAATGCTGGCTTGTTGCTCTCTAATCTGACCGATATCCTGAACTGGGATTGCTATGGCTTCAAGTTGATCCTTGTCAGCACGAACAATACCTCCACCACCAGCTGGTACTCTTAATCCAGCGGCTGCCCTGAGAATAGGCTTGCTGAATCTTATGCTGTCATAGGCTTCACATTCTAACTTGAACATCTCACGCTGAACATCACTGGCCTCAGTGAGATCACTTACTCCTAGGTCTGAACGACGCTGATCCTGACGAGCAAGGATTTGAATCGCAGGTATGGGCATCCCCATGGGTAGGTTAAATGTTTCTTCGGGATAGACTATGGTCTCATCATTCATCATCTGCTCTTGCTTGACGATGTAGCGTTCACAGTATGTGGGGTTTTTGGCATCACCAGCATACCATAGCTTGTATATGGTACAATCAGCATCCTGATACTCTATGACCTTGAGATACTCGAAATAATCAACCCCATACTGAGTCCATATCCGCCAATCAATGACATGCTCTGCTGAACATAAACTAATGTAAGGTCGGTTGGTGACGCTGGCTTCTTCAGGTAGATCCACGAATGCCCAACTCCATCCCTCTATGCCTGCCATTGAGGCAGCCTGCTCCATTATAGCACTAAAACTTGCACCATTTAGGTCAGCATTGTTTTCGAAATCCACATACCAATCTGGAACTCCTAGATCAGCACCATTGCCTCGGTTTATGAAGGCAGGATGTCTCACTGGTTCCTCCTCATAGACTACATCTACTATCTCGTCCACGATTGCTTTTGATACTGGCATGACGGCGACATTGAGAAGTTTGTCACGGAACAAGGCCGCATCCTCAGAGGGCCTCTTGACTAGGACCAGGTTCTTGAATGCTGGACCACCTTCATAACTGGAACGATAACTCTGCATCTGAGGAGCTATTGTCCTCATTAAATCTGATGATGCTGTGAGTTGTCTAATGTTTAAGGCCATCGAATTATCCTAGAAAGATATATAGTAAGGTATCAGAATATTTATACAGGCTACCTTATTCACCCTGCTATAGGGGTTATTATCCCCAACTTTCATCATTAAATTGCCCCTCAAAGCGTGTCTTAATCAGATAATCTATGGTGGGAACTCCATCCTTGCTCTTGGGAGTGTTGGTCTCAGTCAAATACTCATATCCTGGCTCTAAATCAAAACGCTCCATACCATCAATATACTCAGCACCTCCAGAGTGATCATGTGTCATTGGAAAGAGGTGGTGGATACCATATCTAATACAATCACCCAGGCCGTCAATATGTGCATACTTGGCATCTGAGTATTTGACAAGTTTCTTACGGCTACCATCCTCGTAGTGATATGTTTCCAAAGCATCCAACAACTTGCCCTCACCTTCCCATATGATCAAGCGTCCTTGATTGATGAAGGCATTTGAACTGTTGTCACTGTCCGATACCAAGGGGTTTGAGTTCTTGGTGTTGAAGATGCGGAATCCATACTTCTCCAGGATGGTTCGATCCGTGACACCAAACTGACTTGTGGTATCACGATTGACCTGTGCTCCACTCATGTCCATAATGCTTTGTATGGTGCGGGTAGGGAAGTCATAGCGTATGGCCTGTGCCAACTGTTCAGTGGAGCAGTCTGGTATGGCATAGCTCTTCAGAACTTCAATCCTGCCCGAGGGTGAGCGAATATCACCCTGAACTTGTGCCACCACCGCACACATTACCCGTTTGTTAAAATCATGGAAGGTGAATAAATCACGCCCTCTATCCACCACTGGATTGGCTGTTGACATATAACGCCGCCATGAATAGTAGAACTGATCCTGAACTGATCCCCAATCACACATCAAGTCCTTGGCGAACTTCAAGGGGCTTAACAATGCTTTCTGTTCCTCTACCCAACGACGGGGTTGAACTCTCATTTCCTGCCAAGTCTTGTGAAGCACACACCAAGTGTCGGGATGACTGAGAGCAAACTGATATATGTCGTGGAAAGCGTTCTTACCTTCTGGGGTTGATATGAGGATCATACGGCCCTGACTGTCTTCTACCCCGGGCACGGGTCTAGTTCTGTTAGAAAGCTCCTGGAGACTTTCTTCACTGAATTCAGCCGCTTCATCGGCAATAACCAGGCTCGCATTGATGCCTTTTAGCCCCGTTTCAGCCGATAAACAGAAGATTCTGATGCCATTAGGAAAGGTGATAGTCTTAGAGCTGTTGTTGATATCTTGTTCGTCTTTTAATCCCCATAACTTCATACAACGGTCTTTTAAGTCTTTCCATATGATGCGAGTCACCATTGGAGCCGTTGGGGCAATGTAAAGAACATCTCGACCTTTGTGTATTGAAGGAGTAGTGGCCGCAATGGTCAACATCCAGGAGGCTAGAAAACTTTTGCCAGATCCAATAGGTAGTACCAGACAACAGTTCTTATCTGACATCATTGCTTCCCAAACTTCCCTCTGACCACCAAACAGCGTCAGCTTATGGACATTGTCAGTCATTGATTACTCATCTTTGATTTCAGCGTGATCAAGCAGTATGGTAGGAGCTATGCTTTGCCCGTTGCTGGTGATATCAACTTTGTCAGCGATGACTTTGCTGAGAATAAGTTTATGATATGTAGCCACCAAGTGTTTGTCATCCTGATAGCGAGCGGCCAGGAAATCATTGGCTAAGATGACTTCATATGGCACTCCGAAGTTGGCAGTGGTGATAGCGTCTAATATTTCTTTGGCTGATAGTTTTTGTGTTGAGCCGAGCTTGCGTCCACTGCCCGGACGATAGCCACCGTGCCCGGGAGCGGCTTCAAGTATTTCGGTGTTTGTTTGTTTTTCAAGCGTCATCCAGTATTTAACACGGTTGGAGAAAAAGCCCCAACTATGTGGGGCACTTAGACTCTCATTCAGCCGGGACTGGATATCCTTGGGAATTAAATTTCTTGACAATATACACTATTTCCTACTTGTGTGCATTGTATTTGTCGACTCTGATATAAAGCGGGATTGGATGCTCTTTTTATCATATATTGTTCAAATACGGTCGGTGGTTGTCCAGTGCTAGAACAACCAGTTAAAACCAATATGCCAAATATCATAACAATTTTCATTTTGAGGGTGTCCTTTTGTATTCTGTAGGTTTATTTTTAAGATTGTAATGTATCAATGCTGTATCACATTCGTGTGCTTCAGCGGCTTTTAATATGCTTGAGAATTTACCTAACGGAGTTTCTACTGCTTTTGGATGAGCATTACGCATTCTACCTTTAGAAATCATATCTTGATTATTGTCTGCGATAGTTCCAACAAAGAGATGATCAGGATTCACGCATTTACGATTATCACATTGATGGCATACACATAAACCATCAATATTCATATTGCCTAAATATTTGGCACTGAAACGATGTGCGAGAGATCCATTTGCGGTATCTATCCATCTAAACTTACCGTATCCAAACTTATCCAAAGATCCAGTCCATTCCCAACAGCCCGTAGGCTGTTTAGAAACTTTCTTCCAAAATCGTTGTAAATTATCAGACATTCTATGCGGCCTCTTTTAATGATTTGCGAAGATATTCCAATTTACGATTTACAAGTTCTAATTTTAATAAACGATCGTATTCTTTCTGATCACCATTTTGTAATACTTTAAACCAATCAGGTGCGGCTGTGCGTTTAATACACTTGTTGATGTCTAAATCTTTCATTCTACGTTCTTTCTGTGTGT